GGAGATTGATGATATTGGGGGCTATGAAGGCACTGCTGAAAATGCAATGAACTCGTACATAGACACACGTCGATCTCAGTCTCGCAGACCGTTTATCGATGCACCTCACTTTGAATTAATGCTGTAAGGAAGAATCAAATGGCTAAGTTAAAGACTGAAAAGACTCCAGGTGGCGCACAACAATACGTCAGAAAAAAACCCGGTAAAACTAAGGCAAGAACGGTCTTAGATTTGAAACATACCAGTTCTGGTGAATCTGATCCCAAGACAACAGCTTTATCAAAAGAAATTATGGCAGCAAAACTTGGCGGTGCAGAGGCTAGAGCGGCTTTTAAAGAAAAGCACGGTGTAACGCCTAGTAAAGCGGAAAATATGATAGACGCTGCTTTTGGGACTGAAATAGACACGGCCACGGATGTGACCAGCATGGAGAAGTTTTCTCAGGATCTAATGAAGAAAGAGAAAAGCAGCGGTAAAAAGAATGGCGGCATGATAAGATCAAAGGAGAGTACGATGAAGAAGAAGAAAAAGGGCATGGCGATGGGCGGCAAGGTCAAAGCCAAGGGCATGGCCGCTGGCGGCGCCGTATTGCCAATGGGTAAAGACCCAAAGACAGGCAAGTCAATTCCTAAGTTCGCTATGGATGGCAAAGGCAAGATGGCTAAAGGCGGAACTGTCAAAGCTAAAGGCATGGCGATGGGCGGCAAGGTTAAATCCAAAGGCATGGCGATGGGCGGCAAGGTCAAAGCTAAAGGCATGGCAATGGGCGGTAAAGTCAAAGCTAAAGGCTACGCAAATGGCGGAAGAGTTCGCGCAGGAGACGTTCGTTTTAATAACAAAAGGGGTTTAACCTATTAATGCCATACTTACAAAGTAACATCCCGCATTTCAAATGTTGGGTGAGACGTGAATATACCTACAATCACGATGGGTATCACGGGGAGTTTCTACATGCGATGGCTGTTGCAGTCACCACCATGCCAAACAGGTGTTTGAGTTTTCAAGTTATCTTCACAGGTTGTGAGGCTGATATTGAAGGAACACCGAATGTGCATGGTGGCGCAATGTGGGCAAGGATGCCGATTACGGCATTGGTTGGTGATACGCCGTTTGAAGAATGGCCTACACCTATGCCGGTACATTCGGCCCAACCTTGGGATTGCTCTTCTCACACACATTCTGTTTATCAGTTAGATCGAGCCACTCCTTGTCCTTGGATGGCAAAGATTGATAGTGATTTCTACCCTGCAAAGTACATGTTTACGGTAGATTACACTGACAGCGAGATAGCTGATGATCCAGCCCAACATAAGCAGAGCCATGTTTTAGAACTATTGGATGCCGGTGAGTACACGGGCAACATTGTGGCTCTTCCAAACAACAGAGTTCGGGTGACGCACCCTGCTTGGTTTGAGACTGGCGAGGGCGCTCCAGACTTTCGTCCTTCTCAGCATATACACTATTCCAAGTCCGATTTGGACTACACATTGGATGTGACTAGAATATTCGACAACATATACAATGAGTCCGATTGACATCTACCCACAACGTCCATACGAGTAGACAGTATGGACGTTGTGGACTTAGCAAAACACTTATACAAACAGCTACGCACTAGAGAGCGGGACATTGCGTATGCGATGTCTCAAGGAAGCGTTAAAAGCTGGGAAGACTATAAGATGCTTGTAGGAGAGATTCGGGGCCTCTCTCTTGCTCAAGAAGAAATTAAGACCCTGTTGGAGAGAACCCACGAAGATGTCGAAGAAACTCTATCTTCCTGATCATGTCGCACAGAAGGTAAAAGATGAACGGAAAAGTGATCCTGTATCTACTGAAAGTGCATATGTAACCCCAGAACAGCGGGTGTTAGACCCAGCCCTTCTGGATAATTCCCTGATGGACAGACTACCACAACCCACCGGATGGCGGGTATTGGTCATGCCATATCAGGGCAAAGCTAAAACAGCTTCTGGACTATTCATACCTGATGAGGTCAGGGAGAGAGAAAGCGTTGCTACTGTGGTAGCTTATGTTCTCAAACTAGGCCCTCTTGCGTACAAAGACGCCGATAAGTTCGGACCCAACGCGGCACCTTGGTGTAAGCAGGGTCAATGGGTTTGTATCGGTAGGTACTCAGGATCAAGGTTTAAGATTGAGGGCGGCGAAGTCCGCATTCTCAATGACGATGAAGTAATTGCAACATTGTTGGAGCCAGATGATGTCAGACATATCTAACGAAGACCAAGACGAGGGCGAAACCGTAGAGGTAGAAATTGAGGACACTGAAGATAAGTCCGCAAGTTCTGACGCTAATGTAGAGATCATTGACGAGCCAACTGTCGAAGATGACGGAGAGCTAGATCAATACAACAAGGGCGTACAGAAACGTATTCGCCAGTTGAACCAGCGGTATCGTGACGAACAGGTCAGTCGCGAAGAAGCCACAAAGGTTGCTCAACAACTGTCTGAACAAAACCGGCAGCTTCAAGCTCGGGTTCAACAGTTGGATAGTGGGTATCTAAATGAATACGGCAATCGTGTTCAGTCCGAATCTACTGCGGCCGAGAAGGCTTACTTATCGGCGGCTGACGAGGGTGACACCGAGGCCATGCTTGCCGCGCAGAAGGCTTTGACACGGGCTCAATATGATGAGCGCCGCTTTGAGGCTGCGAAGCAACGGGTCGATCAGAACGCCCAGCAAGCACAACAGGCTCCTGCCCAACAGGCCCAGCCAGCACAACAGGCCCAGCCTCAAGTAGACCCTAGGGCCGATGAGTGGGCGCAGAAAAACAAGTGGTTTGGTGACGATGATGTAATGACCGCGTCAGTCTTTGCTATCCACAAACGTATGGTAACTCAGGAAGGGTTTGACCCATCCTCAGAAGAGTACTATACAGAAGTTGATCGTCGTATGCGTTCGGAGTTTCCGAACAAGTTTGTGGCGAAAACCTCGAGAGGAAGTTCCCAGGTCGCTTCTGCTGGATCTTCTGCTTCTCGTAATACTGCACAGAAGCGTGGAAAGTCGGTCAAGTTAACTCAAAGGCAAGTCATGATGGCTAAGAAGCTGAACGTGCCTTTGGAAGCCTATGCTAGATATGTGAAGGATTAAACATGACTGAGAGAAAGCCTCGAGCAAGTTCGACTCGTGAAAAAACAGAACGCCGCAAGCCATGGGCTCCGCCCAACCGTTTAGAAGCTCCCGACCCTCCCGAGGGTTATGTGCATCGCTGGATCCGATTATCTATGCGTGGTGAAGAAGACAAAATGAATGTCAACACCAAGCTAAGAGAAGGATGGGAACCAGTTCGCGCAGATGAGTACCCCGACTCCCAACATGCAGTAATTGATGATGGGCAGTATGCAGGGATAATCGGTAGTGGAGGATTAATGCTTTGCAGACTACCCGCAGAAACAGCCGCTGAACGTGCCGCGTATTACGGGATCCGGACCCGAGAACAGATGACTGCTGTAGATTCTGATTTAATGAAGGAACAACATCCTTCAATGCCGATTAGCAATAACCGGCAATCCCGTGTAACTTTCGGAGGACGCGGAGGCGGCTCTGAATAAAACTTGAGGTGCTCTCATGGCAAATTCTAATGGATCATTCGGGTTTCGCCCGTATGGTATGCTAGGTTCGGCCGCTAACACCACCGGTACGACTGAATATCGTATCGCATCAAATAACTCTAACCCGATCTTCCAAGGCATGGCGGTTATTCCGTTGGCTGCGGGAGTGATTGACGATCTGCAAGCTGCGGCTGGCGGTAACGTCTCTACGGTTGGTGTTTTCAACGGATGCGAATATGTATCTTCTACCAATGGTGAAACGGTCTTTTCTAACTTTTGGCCCGGATCAGGGGCAGATTCTGATTTCCCTGTAAGGGCTTTTGTTTACGACAATCCTGCACAAATGTTTACCATTGCAACGTCTAACGTTGTTGCCGCGGCAAACACTGAAGCGGAAATTCGTGCGGCGGTCTTTGCTAACATCGCGTTAGCAACAGGTAATTCTGGTTCGACTGCTACCGGTATGTCTTCTGCAACAGCAGATCTTAATACCATCGCCACTACCAACACACTGTTCTGTCGTATTATGGGCGTCCTTGATGACCCAGAAAATGCGGACTTCACTGCTGCGGGTATCCCATTAATCGTTCGCTTAAACAACCACTTCAATGCGCCTACGGGTTCCATTGCGGCTGGTACTGTTTCAGTAACTGGCGTATAAGGAAGGGTATAGATCATGGCTATTTCTCGCGCACAACTAGCAAAAGAGCTAGAGCCCGGCCTAAACGCATTGTTTGGAATGGAATACGACCGGTACGAGGGTCAACATGCGGAAATCTACACAACAGAATCATCGGACAGAGCGTTCGAAGAGGAAGTTATGTTGTCCGGATTTGGCTCGGCACCAACGAAGCAGGAAGGCTCAAACGTAAGTTACGATGATGCTAACGAAGCGTACACCGCCCGTTATAATCACGAAACTCTGGCGTTGGCCTTCTCAATTACTGAGGAAGCAATCGAAGACAATCTCTATGATCGTCTTGGATCACGCTACACCAAAGCACTTGCCCGTTCGATGGCACACAGTAAGCAAGTTAAGGCCGCTGCGGTTCTTAACAATGCGTTTACTGCCGGTGCATCGGCTGGTGGTGACGGTAAAGCACTTTGTGCCGCCGATCACCCGCTGACAAATGGTGGAACACTCGACAACGTGTCGGCTGCTGATTTGAATGAAACCTCTCTTGAGGACATGCTGATCAACATCGCAGGCTTTGTTGACGAGCGTGGCTTGAAGATTGCTCTTCGCGGTATGAAGATGATTATCCCACGGCAGCTTCAGTTTGTTGCTCAACGGATTCTGGCTTCAGAGCTTCGGGTCAACACTGCTGACAATGACATTAACGCGATGAAGTCTATGGGTATGTTGCCTGATGGTTATGCCGTCAACGACTTCCTGACTGACCCAGATGCGTTCTTCGTCATGACAGATGCTCCCCGTGGATTTATCCACTTTGAGCGGACGCCTCTTTCCACCAACATGGAAGCGGACTTCGATACTGGTAACATGCGGTTTAAAGCCCGTGAGCGTTACAGCTTCGGGTTCTCAGACCCACGTTGCGTTTTTGGCTCTCCTGGCGTATAAGGGGCTGCACACCTCCCTGTGTAACCCAATTGAGGCGGTCTTCGGATCGCCTCTTTCTTTTTGTCTAAACGTATTGTATTGTTTTGGTATCCCTGACAGGCGCATTCTGTGTCTGACTTAACCCAAGACAGGAGATACTCATGGGTAATTCTACTTTTAGCGGACCAGTGCGTTCGCAAAACGGTTTTGAAGATATCACGATAACTGACGAAACTGGTGTTGAAACAACTAATTCCACATATGGTACAAACGCTTCTGTTGGCGGAACACTCGCCGTGACAGGCGCTACAACATTGTCAACGGCAGTCAATAGTTTGTTTGTTAAGCACGTTGCTCACGTCACAGGTGTGACAGTGAACTCTACTGCTGGCGATAGTCCTAC